GAAATCCCATACGTTGACTATTTGCGAATCGAAAAAGAGGTTTACTATGGATGTGACTGGGGCATGGTGGATCCGTTTGGACTGGTGGAGGTAAAATACCACGACGGCAATCTTTACGTTCACGAAATGAACTACGAGAGCGAAAATGAACTACGCTCGAAAATGACGCAAACAGAACTCCATCAAATCAATTCGGCTCAAGAGGAAGGATTGGTGCCGTGGTTGTTCCAAAAACTAAACGTTAAGAAGCAAAAGATTATAGTTTGTGATAATAACCGCCCAACAAAGATAACGGCATTGCGTCGCGCAGGTTGGGAATATGCGGTTGCTGTTGGTGGCAAATCAAAGCTACTTGACCGTATCGCGATGCTGCAAGGAATCAATATTTACTACACGTCAGCGTCAAAGAATATCGAATACGAGCAGGAAAACTACTGCTATCAAAAAGACAAATTCGGGGTACAGCAGGAAGATCCGATTGACCAAGATAACCACACTATTGACGCGATTGCTTATGTTGTGCAAAAGATGTTTGATTTAGGAATCATTCGCAAGGTGTAATAAAAAAAACCCTCACATCACTGCAAGGGCTTACCAACCTAAAAAACTAACTCACTTAATTCACAGGCCTGTAATACAATTTCGTATTGAACGACGCGGCCATTGTTCCCGTCCCAACGTACTAGCTATGGATTATTTCGACTACTTTTTATGGTTTATGTTAGGATTTGCAGCGTGTAATTTAATTCATATAGTTTTCACTAGGTCAAGGAAATAAAATAATTCCACCCCAACTTAACATTTATTCAATTCTTTTTTATAAGTTTGCGACATGCTGTATGAAGACGTACAGTTCCCCGAATGAGCAACACGAACGAAAATACTAACCAAGCCTTATCGCATAACTGCGGTAGGGCTTTTTTATTGGTGAGTTAAGATGGGGTTCTGGGGATTGACTTGGGGAGAAAAACCCATAAGCGTTGAAAGGGATTCGAGAGGTAACTGGTTTACTGAAATATTTTCAAGTTTAGGCCGCGCGCGAGTTAAATTAACAGACCGCCAAAAATTCGATTACGTTCTTACAAATCCTGCTTTATTGAAAGTCGTTGCGGTAACTGCCGATTTAGGCAGTTTGGCAAGCGTGAACAAATACGATGGAGAGAAGTTAACCGAAAAGAATTTCCTTTATAGCCTCGTTGATAAGCCAAACTTTAAGCAAGGCTGGTCTCAATTCTTTTGGGAGTACTTCTTTTGGATTCAAATGGGCGCGGCTTATTTGTACAACCCGAACGGATCTAAAGTGTTGAAAGAAAATAACCCGATACAATGGTTAATCCCGCATAATATCGATTGGAATGTAACCGCTATTGACCGATTGAAAGCATTCATTTTTACCAGCGCAACGTTAAAAGACGTTATGAAGGCGCAAGTAACCTACAATCTAGGCAATGGTCAAAGCGTACTTATTCAACTATCCGAGATAGTTCCGTTCTACGATATGATTGGTGGTATTGATGGAAACAGTTTTAAGGCGCTCAGCAGAATTGATGCTTTGTACAAAATCATTGTTAATTCTGAAATGGCGCTCGATGCCAAACAGATTAACCTTGAAATGGTTCAAAAATTCATGGTTACAGGACAGGCCGACCCGAACGACACCACGCAATTGCCAATGGGCGAGGATGAAAAGTTAAGCATTGAGGAAAAGATTAGGTCATTGCGCAAGGTTCACGCGGTTAAGTCTAAAATCAGTATTGAAAGGTTCGTTGACAATCTCGCTAATTTGGAGCTGGATAACAGCTTTAATGAAGATATGCTTAAAATCGCTTCGGTTATGAACGTACCGAAAGAGGTTTTAGATATTCTTACCGAGGGCAGTACTTACGAGAATCAGGAAAAGGCAACAGCGCGTCAGGTCGAGTACGGCGTTAAACCAAAATGGAAACAATTAACCGATTGGCTTGAATCGAATTACGGATTTCAGGACATTAGAGCCGATTACTCTGAACTTAGCTTTAATCAGGTATTCGAGAAGGAGAAATCAGAAAAGGACAAAATAAAAGCCGATACGCTGCTTGTATTAATGAAAGCAGGAGTACCGGAGGAACAAATAAACATGTTTTTAGGAACCAATTTTAAAGGTATTGATTATGAAGCAGCCCAAAAACAACCAACAACAAACGCTGGCAACCAAAGCGGAGCAAACTAAAGACCCTGTTTTAAAAAGAGAAATAGAAAAAAAAATAAAAATATTAGAGGCAGGGAAACCAGTAAAAAAATGATAGGAATATACAAAATAACTAGTCCAAGCGGAAGAATATATATCGGTCAAAGCGTCGATATAAATAGGCGCCTGTCTAGATACAAAAACCTATCAAAACAGGTTAGTTCAAGTATTAAGCTGTATCGCTCGCTGTTAAAGCATGGGCCAGAAAATCATATTTTTGAAATAGTAGAACTTTGCGAAAAACCATTTTTAAATGAAAAAGAGAGATACTGGCAAGGTGAAAAACAACAGTAATTTAATTTATGCCTAATGATTAAAGCTATAGAGTTTCCAAACAAAGTTTTTTCTTCTAAGCAAGAGTTGTTCCTGGAATTAAAGAAAAACGAATCAAAGCTTATAGAGCTAAAAAAGGCGCAATCTTACAAATCTTGCGAAAAAGGACAAGTCTCTTTTTTAGACGGAATAAAAGCCATAGACTCCATAGAGACAAAAGGATTTAGAGTAAAAGAGAATTGTATTTACCCTATAATATCAACTACAAACTATAGAGATAGTCATAAAGACGTTCACTTTAGCCCTTGTTTTAATAAGACAATAAAAGACCAGCAGGGAAGAGTGTACTATGCCTTAGATCATGAACTAAAATGGGATTCAATCCTTGCGTGGCCTAAAGATGTTAGAATGTTTAAATCTGATATTCCTTGGTCTATGGTTGGAAAAAACTACGACGGAACCACAGAGGCACTAGTTTTTGAAATAGAGAAAGACAAAATAACAAGGAAGGATGTGTTATTAGCTATTGAAAACAAAGTTGCTGACTTTGAAAACTCAATCAGAATGATTTATTACAAGATAACGCTTGGAATAGATTCAAAAAGTTTTGAGTTTAAAGACAATAAAGAGTATTTCGATAGTAGAATTGACGAAATAGCCAATAAAGAAGAAGTTTTAGAAGACGGATATTTTTGGGGCGTAGAGGAGTTAGGAATACACAAAGAAGGAAGCTTGGTAGTTGCGGGAGGTTCAAACGATGCGACATCAATATACAGTAAATTAGACGCCGTAGAAGACACGTCTAATGAAGAGCCGGCAGCAGCCACTCAAAAAGAAGAGTTAGAAAAATTTTATTTAAACATCAAAGTCTAAAAAAATGACAGAAGCAGAAAAAGCAGCCGAGCAAATCAATTTGGCGCTGGCAGCATTAAAGACCGATTTGGCGAATGCAGCAAGCAAAGAAGATTTTAACGCTATCAATAAGACGCTTAGCGAATTTATTGAAAAACACAAAGATTTCGACCATGAAGCATTGAAAACGGAATTGGCCGATATTTCAGAGCAATTGGGAGCAATCAAAGAAAAGTTCATGGGCAACACCCAAAGCAACAAAACGCTAAAAGAAGTTGTCAGTTCATGGATTACCGAGAAACACAACGACATCAAAGCAACGTTTAAAGGCGGTGGTTTTGTTGAGTTGGAAATAGACAAGGCAGTAGCTACCATGACGACCGCGTCTGCGGCTCCTGTTGGCACCCCGCCCGATTACTTTTACCAGCAATTTGCACCTGCTGCGAACGTAAACCTGCGCCAGGATTCGATTATGAGCCGTGTTACCACTTTGGAAACCAGCTTGGCCTCGTATCCTTACACCGAAACCGTACCAAAAGACGGTGATTACGCGTTTCTTGCTGAAGCAGCCACTAAGCCACAAATCGATTTCAAAATTGAGACAAGGTTTGCAAACCCTGTGAAGTTGGCCGCTTGGATCAAGTTGACCGAAGAGGCCGTTACCGACATCGTTGGCTTACAGTCAATCGCAACTGATTTCTTGTTTAAGAAACACAACCGTAAAAAAGCAAAAGGAATCCTTAACGGCGACGGTATTTCGCCAAACCCTAAAGGAGCTACAACTTACGGGCGGGCGTTTTCTGCTGGAGCGTTAGCCAATACCGTAACCGCACCAAACATCATGGATGTTATCAATGCCGCTGTGACTGACATTTTCACCACTCATAACTATGAGGATGAGATGAACTACATGCCAAACATTGCGATGGTAAACCCTGTTGATTTCTTTGTGAACTTCGTTGCTGCAAAAGATGGTTTCGGTCATCCATTGTACCCAACGGCAGGGCTGTTCAACATGGTTGTTATCGGAGGTGTTATGATTGTGCCGGATGAAGATATTACCGTTGGTAAAGTATTCGTTGCGGATTTAACCAAGTACAACGTAACTAACTATGTTCCTTACTCAGTGCGTATCGGATGGGTTAATGATGACTTCATCAAAAACCAGTTCGTTATCCTTGGAGAAAGCCGTTTCCACGCGTTTGTTAAACGTTTGGACGAGCAAGCGTTTATCTACGATGACATCGCGACTATCAAAACCGCAATCGAGACTTCGTAATGGATGTACGCGTAATCTTAGACAAATGGGGTCGTTATTCAAAAGGCGACATCATTAAAGATATGCCAGACAGTACGGCGCAAGCGTGTATTGATTCAAAGGCAGTCGAAGAGGTGAAAGATAAACCAGCAAAGACAGAAAAGGCTAAATAAATGTACCTAATCGACCAAACATATTTCATTAAGCAGTACAGCATCCCCAACATCAACGATGCAGGGGATGCGCTGACTGTGCTAGAGCAGTATATTGATGAGTTCGGTCGTAAGTACATGAAGAACGCTTTAGGTCGCGAGTTCGCAACATTCGACGCAGTACTAGACGCTGGATTATTTCCCGACTCCCCAACAGGAATCGCTCAAAAGTGGATTGACCTCGTTAACGGTGTCGAGTACACCAAAGACGACAAGACCTACAAATGGGAGGGATTGCTAAGGATGGAGGGAACATTCAAATCAAGCCCGATTACACCGTTTGTGTATTATTACTGGCTATCGGAAAACGTCACTACCGTAACCGCATTAGGTGAGGCAACCATTGAAGCGAAAAACGCTACTTCGGCCAACTCAACACAGCGATTGGTAACAACGTGGAACGAAATGCTGGGAATGTACCAGGGCGAGTGTGCCGATGCGAATTGGCGGGGCGATTTCTACTACCACAGCGGTGTGCCGATATTCGATTACTACGGCGGTCGTGAGGAAAACAACTATGTTTCTTTGCTGACTTACTTAACCGATAACGAAACTACCTACCCCGACGCTGCAAGGCTACGGATGGAGGGTGTTAAGAATCAGTTGGGGTTATGATAGTGGTTGAGACAACTCTAAGGAGTATTTTTAGCCAATTGCCAGACGTTACGATTAACGGCGACGTTTATCCGGTAAACTTTGATTGGGGTTCTCAAAAAGATTGCAATCTTAGGCTTGCCTCTTTTGGCAAAACCAGCAACAACTACCCATTGATTTGGATGGTTCAAACAAAAGAAAAGCATAACACCGCTAAGCATACAGCCGAAAAGAACCTTAAGTTAATTATCGCTGTAAACTCAAAGCACAAAAACAGCGGCAATCCAAAGGTTTGGGATACTGAATTTGTAGATGTTTTGAATCCATTGGCCGCTAACGTCATAAAGGCATTAGAGAAAAGCGGAGTCACAACAATAATAAACTCGGAGTTTGATTTAGATAAAAAGGCGAATTATAGCGAAACTGACGAAACCAAAACATACACAATTGATAATTGGAATGTAGTAGTTTTTGAGGGAAAAGTTAGGTTTGACGATACAGGAAATTGCATTAACACCATAAGATTTTAAACAATGGCAGAAGAAAATAAAAAAGACGAACCTAAAACACAAACGTTTAAGGTTATTGCGCCGGGCGGTGTCACTATTGACAAGTTCTACGCATTTGGACAGAAAGTAGAGCTTTCTGACAAAAAACAAATTAAAGTATTAACAGATCAAAAACTCATTAAATAATGGTACCACTATTAATGGATGTTATCGACTGTTCCGCGCAAGGAGCATTAGGTACGGGAATCGCGGGATGCAGAATCAACAGAAAGAGGGTTCAAACTCTTTATCTATTCCCTGCGGGTTTTATATTCGATACCGACGTTATCGATAAAGACTATATGCAAGCGTTGCAGGTAGCTGGCAAACTTATCATTTTGGAAAATGTTGTTGATTTCGTTGATTCAACGCCAGAGGACAGCTACGCGACAAGAAACGGATCGGGTCTTAAATCGTTACTTACCCAGTTCCCTTACGAGTACACCGCCACTTTCGACAACGGTTACAAACAACAAGCGTCTTTAGATTCACTTTCAGGAAATGGAAACTTGAGCCTGGCAGTTGGAGACGTTGACGATGTAATTTGGTTCACAAGGGATTCTGAAGGCAACGCTAAACCATTTGCGTTGACCGTTCACCAAGCAGGGAAGTACCTAGGCGAGGACGGCACAAATCAGGCTTCGGAAACGTTTTTCGTTCAATTAGCAAACAGAAAAGAAGTTGACCGCAGAATGGCAATGTTGAAACCGACAGACTTTGGTTCAACTGACTTACACGGTATCAATGACGTTACGATTACGTTTTTACCTGTTGCTGCCGCCGCAACTACTTTGGTGTTTAAGCCAATGTTGAACGACGGAACGCACTTAGCTGAAGGCTTAGTTATCGCAGACTACAAGTTTACGAAAAACGGTTCGCCAATTACGCCAACAGGATTAGTAATAGACACTACCGCAAAGACCGCAACAGTAACGGTTCCAACTGTAACCGCTGCCGATGTTTATACGTCAAAAATCGACGGAATCCAACTGGTTCCTACGGGTATTCTTTACAAGTCCGACGCAACCGCTTCAGTTGTTGCTACGGCGTAATTAAATTTAGATCAACCATTTAAAAAGCCGTTGCATTAGTAGCGGCTTTTTTTGAAAATATGCGAACCGTCCGAGACTATATTAACGCTTGCCAGTACGTTTTGGATAACATCGATGCCGAGACGGACAAAATATTGCTGAAAAACGAAGAATCTATTGCAGACCTAAATAGGCAGCAACTGTTAGATGGAAAAGGTAGCGACGGTTTGGACTTGCACCCATTTTACTCAGAAGACCCTTATTTTAAGTCTAAAGAGTCTGCTGCAAGATACGCTGCGTTTAAGCAAAGGATAACACCGAATAAAAATAGAAATCCAGACGCCCCCAACCTTTTTATAAATGGAAAACTTCACGGAACCATAAAGTTATTTGTTTCGGATAGTAGGGCTATTTTTAGGACAGAAGGTTCTATCTTTGATGTAGAAGCAAAATATCCAAAAGCCTTAGGATTAGACGAAGAAAAGACGAAGTTTTTAAATTACGACATCGTAAAACCTGAATTGGACAACTTCATTAAAAAGTACTTATAATGCAATACGGACAGAAACAAAAGACAATCGCGCTGGACGCAAGCAATCTTTACCGCTCAATAGAGGATTTGCCACTATACAATTTCGACCAATACCGAAAGACTTTAAACAACAGTTGGTTCGTGGTTGGCTACGATGGTAGGCAAAAGGCGGTTAATCCCGAACTGATAAAACCCGTTGAGGACTTTGTTAATGAGGAATACTACACAAGGATTCAGGACAGGTCGTTTGCGATATTCATTGGCAAATTAGCAAAGATTGAAGCGTTCAAGATGAAGTACTACGCCGCGTCTACACTCGTTGAGCGCATGGCAAAGGGATTCGGGAATGATGTACAGCAACAAATGGTGCGCAAGCAATATATCGATGAACTGCGCAAATACGGGTTCAAAATGGAGTTTATGGCCAATGTAGAAGAGGACTTGGCTGCGTTGTCGATTATTTCCACGCAAATACAGTCATACAAAACCCAAATTGAATTGATTAAGGATGAATTGCGCAAGATGGGTAATAAGGAATCAATATCGCTTGGCAAGCAGTTGAAGATTGTTTCCCAAGCGTTGCAACTGGGTTATTTGATTAACGCAAAGAAAATAACCGTTTTGGACTGGATTGAATATACTGAACAAATGGCCGACTTGGCCACAAAGAATTAAGATATGAGCAATGCGATTGATGTTGTAGTAAAAAAAGAAGCGGTTGACGGGGTAAATCAACTGATTTCCGTATTGACCCAAGCCGATGAACTTATTTTAAAGTTTTCGTCAGATGCTTTGGCGTTTAACAATAATATTTCTAAGATAAAAACCCCAGCTGATTTATCTGGGCAAGCTGCTAGGAATAAGCAAATTACAGAGCAAATTACCGTCGCGATAAACGAGCAACAGAAAGTAGAAAAGGCTTTAATCACTACGATAGAGAAAAAATCTATTGCGGTTGAGGGAACAAATCGCGCACTTATAAAACACCGTATTGAATTAAATAATACCAATAAAGAAATCGCAAAGCAAGCGCGTGAGACTTTAGGATTGGTTAGCTCTTACGACAAACTAAGTAATGAGCTTACTACGCTTAGAAATCAAGCAAAAGCAACAGCAGTAACGTTTGGATTAGAAAGCGAGGAATTTAAAAAACAGGCCGCAGCCGTTCAAGTATTGGATGCCAAGCTAAAAAAAATTGATGAAACTCTAGGGCAAAGTCAACGCAACGTCGGTAACTACAAATCGGGATTCAACGGGCTTGGAAACTCAATTAACCAACTTACCCGTGAAGCTCCTGCATTTGCCGTATCATTAAACACAGGATTTCTTGCGCTATCCAACAACCTACCGATATTAGCCGATGAACTCGCAAGGGTTCGACGCGAGAATGTAGAACTTGCGAAATCAGGACAGCCAACGGTTAGCGTATTCAGGCAATTGCTTGGATCGCTTTTCTCATTCCAAACGCTTTTAAGTGTTGGCGTTACATTGCTTACGCTTTACGGCGGTAAAATCATTGATTACATTTCCGGTGCAGACAAAACAAAAAAGGCGCAAGAAGAACTCAAAAAGGCAACGGAAGCGAAAATCGAAGCCGAAAAACGCCAAAACCAAGAGATTGCGTCAACAATTGCCGCCGAAACAAACAGGGCGCGTATTCTATTCGAGATTGCCAAAAACGAGGACAATACCGCTAAGCAACGGAACAAAGCCGCCGATGAATTACTTTCAAGATACCCCGAATATTTAGGCGCATTAACCAAACAGCAAATATTAGCAGGTCAAACCGCCGAGGCCGAAGAGCGATTAAACCAAGCATTGGTTAATCGTGGATTGGCACTTGCTACACAGTCGTTATTACAGAAAAACGCCGAAGAGCAAATCGTTGTTCAATTAGAAGCGGAGAAAGTTTACAACGCCAGTTTCAAAGCGATAAGCAAAACCCGTGATGCTACAACAGGCGCAATTATAAGCTCAAACGGATACGCTAAAGCAGTTCGTCAAACATCATTAGCCAACGCCGAGGCCGCAAGGATTGAGAACGACAAACTAAAACCGCTTAAAGAAGAACAGGCTTTGCTTTTGAGTATATTCAACGCTAATTCAAAGTATTTGGATATTGTAAACGAAACTACTAAAAAGAACAAAGAAGCCAAACGCGCCAAGACCGAAGAAATAGGTGAGAACCTAAAAGCCGCCGAAGCAACCAAAGGATTAATCGAACAACTCGAAGCGTTCATCAAAGAACTTGAAGCCGAACAGCGATTAGTAACTACTAGCAAAGAGCAATTCGATGAATACCAAAAGACTATTGATCGGGTTAAATTTTCTATTCAAGGACTGACAACGGGATACAACGCGCTTAAGAATGGCAGTAAGGAGTTTACTGATGAATTTACACGGCAGACTAAGGGTTCGGAGAATTTGCAGAAGTCGATTGCGATATTAAAGAAAGAGACGGATGCTTATTTGGAATCGTTTTCTAAAGATTTTGTGTCAAATGGTCCTTTGAGCAGTCTGACTATGTTCTTTGACGGAACTTTTCAAAGACTGCTTGCAGGGGCTTTAGATGAGTTCGGAAATCCTGACAACCTTAAACAGGCGCAAGTGTATTTCCAAAGTATCGTTGAAGTCGCGCAGCAAGCCTACAACCTGATTAGCGAGGCATCGCAAAAGAACTTTGACGCGGAGTACGAAAGACTGGAAAGCCAAAAGAATATAGCTATTGCCTTTGCCGGCGAAAGCGATGTAGCCAAAGCTGAGATTGAAAGACAGGCCGAGCAACGCCGTAAGGAAATCGAAAAACGTGAACAGAAAGTAAAGCAAGAGGCGGCAGTTGTTAATACGGTTATCAACACGGCGCAAGCAATCGTATCGGCACTTGCGACTGCCAATAATATTTACGCAGGGATTGCGCTTGCAGCATTCGCAGCAGCAACAGGAGCCGCGCAAATAGCAATTATCAAGTCTCAGAAAGTATCGGCGTACTGGCAAGGCGGCACACACGACGGAGGACTTATGAGAGTGAATGATGACCCTATGAGGGTAAAGGGAGCGAATTATAGGGAAGTGGTTAAAACGCCTGACGGATTGATTCACAGGCCGCAAGGTAGAGACGTGCTTATGAACGCGCCAAAAGGAACTGAGATTTACAAAGACGAGGACGCGTTTCAAAAGTCTTTGAATGTGATGTTGAATAATGCAGGTGTTGACCCGATACGCAATTATGAAAAAGCAGTTGTAAACGTAGCCACACAACCCGCACTAACCGAAACTCAAGTAGGCCGAATAGTCCAAGCAATTCAATCACAACCCGTCCCTGAAGTATTCATCGAAAACGGCGAGTTTAGAAATATGCTAAGGACGAACAATAGCAGACAGGAAATTATGAACGCTCGAGCAACACAAAAAGGATTTTCAACACGTGGCTAA